GGGCAATCTAGTGAAGGAGCAACAACCGTGCAAATCATCAACCACATTGGCCGAATTCGGCCCCCGGTGAAGCGTGTGAAGGGTTTCGATATAAATAGCGTCAAAGCCGAACGACGCAAAGCCCATCGTGCCAAGCAACACAACAAGCGTATGCGCCGCAACCCTTCACACGGTTCACAAAGCAAAGCCCCCGTTGCCGTGTAAGGGCCGGGGGCTTGTGATACCCTATGTGTTGATCGTGTTCAATCGGCACGCTTGTTGAAATTGGCGGTTGCTCGTGTGTTGCACTCCTTGTTGCGCTTGGCTTCTTGCAAGCGTTCACACACGCTATCAATCTTATCATCGGGGATTATTAGGCAATACTCGTTGTTGTCGTGATCCCAAATACCAATCGTGATGTGTGCCGTGTAATCGGTTTCGGCTTGAAGTTTGAACGATACCAAACCGATCCGAACATAGGCGATTTCGGCAAGCATCTTGATACCGCGTGAATAGCGTCGTTTGTTGAAAAGAAGTTTGAACATTGTGGTTGCTCCTTGTGTACCCCTAACGGGGCAAAGGGCCGGCCCATCACCGGCCCCGGTTGATAACAATGGTTAGGCGTTGATCGGGTGATTGGCTTGGAATTCAAGCATTGCGGCTTCAAGCCGCGCAAAGTGTACGGCCGATGGGGTATGCTTGAAAGCAACGGTTGCGGCTTCAAGCTTCAATTCGGGGGTTGCATCGGAATATGCGTCAACCGATGGCCGGCAAGGGCCGAACGGTGACGGCAAGCCAAGGGCCAAACCCGAAACGGGGCTTGCGGCACTTTCAATATCAAGTGCCGCGCTTCCGGCATACACTTGATTGGCGAACACAAACATCAACCCGTATCCATCTTCTTTCCACATATCAACTTGATCCGGGGTATGTGCGTACATCTTGACGAAACCGGGCAACGCGGTGACAAACTTGAAAACCTTGCGCTTGTCGGAAAGCTTGCGGGGGTACGGGCAAAACACGGTGTACGGGTTTGTGTCGGTTGCTTCTTGATAGTTGCGGTTCATTGGGGTTGCTCCTTGTTTTAACCTATTGCTTACAATCGGCCGGTTCACCGATAGAGAACCGGGCAACCCTAGTATAAACCCGTTGACGCCAATTGTCAAGCAACACTTTTGCGGGGTACCAAAATGAGCGATCTATCAAACTATTCTTTGCTTGGTATCGGTGAAGCCGATGTGCCGCTTTGGGTTAACCCATCGGCACGCGATCGGTATCTATCCGAACGGCTTGCGGAATTAGAAGATTTTTGGCGTGAAGATCGCGATTGGATCAACATCGGTGCAACGGCCGGTGATCAAGAATTTTCACGGCAAGGGTTGCAATATGCCGGCCGAATTGCGCGCATTATGTTCCTTGCAAACCCGTTGATCAATCGCGGTGTTACCGTCAAATCGGATTATGTTTGGGGCCGGGGGGTTAGCATATCCGCCAAAGATGAAACGCTTAACGAATTGATACAACAATTCCTTGACGATCCGCGCAACCAAGTAGAATTCACGTCACAACCAAGCCGGATACAAAAAGATATTGAATTGCAAACCGATGGCAACATTTTCTTTGCGTTCATCGTTCACCCCATCACCGGCCGTGTGCGTACGCGTACGATACCGGTTGATGAGATTACCGATACCATCACCAATCCGGGTGACAAAAAAGAAGTTTGGTTTTACAAACGTGAATGGGTTGAACTAACCGTTGATCTTTCAACCGGTGAAGTGAAGCAAACCGACAAGAAAGCATATTACCCCGATTGGGATTATAAGCCGGCAACGTTGCCAAGAAGCATCGGTGATGTTGATGTTATCAACGTGCCAATCTATCACGTCAAGATTGGGGGCTTTAGTGATTGGAAATTTGGCGTACCCGAAATCTATAGCTCGTTGAATTGGGCCAAATCGTACACCAAATTTCTAAGCAATTGGGCTTCATTGATGCAAGTGTACGCGCGGTTTGCACTCAAAATCACAACGAGCGGCGGTACGGCCGGCATCGCAACCGCCAAAGCACGGATCGGCACAACCATTTCATCAACAAGCCGTGAAACAAACCCCCCGCCGGCCCCCGGATCAAGCTTCATTCGGTCGCAAAACGGTGAAGGGGTAACACAAGCCGATGTTGACGTTGTGCGTACGGCCGGGGCAACCACATCGGCCGAAGATGGCCGGCGGTTGTTGTTGATGGTTTGCGCCGCGTTGAAGATACCCGAAACATTCTTAGGTGATGTATCCGTAGGAACATTGGCAACGGCCAAAAGCTTAGACCGCCCTACCGAATTGGCATTTGCCAATCGTCAACAACTTTGGGCATATGTGTATCACGCAATCATTGATTTTGTTGTGTACCAAAGCGTGAAAGCCCCGCAAGGGGCAATCAACCAAGCACACATTGCGACCATCACCAAGAATGAATACGGTGAAGATGTGATCGCTTGGGAAGATAAAATCAACCATCACGTTGATGTTGATTTCCCGCCAATCGTTGAACACGATCTATTGCCGTTTGTGCAAGCGGTGAAAACGGCGGCAACGCTTGACGGGGCCGCTCCTTCGGTGATTACCGACAACCGCTTGCTTGCACGTATGTTTTTGACCGTGCTTGGTGAAAACGATATTGATGAAATCCTTGATCAACTATACCCATTGGACAAAGACGGCAACCCAATACAACCGACACAAACAACAAACCCCCAAAGCGATCAATTGGTGAACGATTTGATGCAAGTTGCACAAGGAGTGCAAGAAGCTTTAGTGCAAGTAAAAGAAAGCATCAATGAGCTATTCAACAACCGTGCAAGCATTTCAACAAACGGAAACGGCGCTTCTTCGGTTCATTGAAGCCGCAAAGCGCAAGAAATCAACCGATGTACTAGCAAAGCCTATCAAATTACTTGACGCGCGCATAAGTGATTTATTTGTGCGGCAAGGTAATGATCTTGTGCGTTCTTTAACCCCCATCAAATCGTTGTTGAAAGAAGATGCAATATCCAAGCAATTTGATAACATCTTTGACGATGCAACCAATGCCACATCACTTGATATGCTTGACGCATTGGAAAAAGCATATAAAACAACTCTTTTGCTTGGGGCAAAATCACAACTTGCCGAAATCGGCATAAAAATTTCATTTACGCTTGACAATCCCCGCGCGGCGCATTATATTGCGGAATACGGGGCCGATCAAATAGCCGGCATAGATGAAACGACCAAAGAAGATATGCGCAATTTATTGCGTGCCGGCATCTTGAATGGGGATAGTTACACAACCATTGCGGCAAACATCAAAGCACGGTACAAATACTACGGTACCGGGGTACCGCAAAAGCATATTCGTTCACGAGCGGAATTGATAGCAATAACGGAAGCCGGCAACGGATACCAAACCGGCAACTATGTATCAATGCAAGCAACCCAAGATGCCGGGTTGAAGATGCAAAAACGATGGTTAACCGTAGGGGATTTGCGGGTATCCGATGGTTGTGAGAAAAACCAAGGGCAATCGTGGATCGGGTTGAACAAAGAACACATATCCGGGCATTTGCACCCCTTGCGATTTCCGGGTTGCCGATGTGTTGAATTGTATCAACGAGCAAAGGGCAATTGAAATGCCTTGGAAACCCGACGATGCCAAAACACATATGAAGGGGTTAACCCCCAAGCAACAACGGCAATGGGCCAATATCGCCAATTCCGCGCGGCAACGATGCATTGATGATGGCGGCAAACCCGATGCGTGTGATGTATCGGCCATAAAGCAAGCAAACGGCGTGTTAGCAAAAGCCGTGAAGGAAAATGCAATGCAAATCCGTACATCGGCCGAAGATTTGGCACTAACCGAATTGGGCCGAACAATCAACGGCAACAATGAAACGTTGTTGCGACAAGCGGCGCAATTGCTTGTCAAGGTTATCAAATCAATCAAGAGCAACGCCAAAGCCGACGATACCGCAACCACAACCGACGATGCCGAAACCGACGATACCCCGGCCGATGCCAAAGAAGCCGGCACTTTCAATCAATCGGATACCTTTGCACTCCTTCAATCGGCATTACAACAAACAAACGGCGGCAACGGATACGATACATACATTGCCGACGTGTATGAAGATCAAGGTTATTTCGTGTACCGTAAGGGGTATTCCGGCGGTTATTACCGATGTGATTTTGAGATTTCAACCAATGGCGCGGTGACGCTTGGCAACCCCGAACAAGTTGTACGCAAAGTAACGTACATTGCCCCTACAACCGCAACCGAAAGCGGCAAGCCCATCACCCCCGATGCCGACGTTGCCGATCTTCTTGAAGTATTGATCACCGAAGATACCAATGCCGTGCAATTGGTTGAACGTGCCGTTGCCGACGATGGCACGGTGATGTTGAAATTGATTGCCCCCGGCAAGGGTTCATCGGGGTACTATTCAACCGAAGTGTTGAAGCGTGATGGGCCGCGCGTGTTCACACGTGGTATGCACAACTTCATTGATCACCCTACGCCGCAAGAAGAAGCCGAACGGCCGGAAGGGAGTATAACCCGGATTGGTTCAACGCTCGTTGAAGATGCGTATTGGCGCGATCACTACGTTGAACCGAAAACGGGCAAAGATGCCGGCCCCGGTTTGTATGCACGTGCCAAGGTATCACCCGATTTTGCCGGCACGTTAGATGAAATTGCCGCAAACATCGGCACATCAATCCGGGCAATGGGCAAAGCACGAA